GACACACTGAGGAAACGCCCGATGCAAGATCTCCTTGCATACCACAACGCCAGTTAGTTATTTGGTTTCTAGTTCTATTGCCTTTCTGGATGCCTCAACAATATCCTCAGCCGTAATGTTGCGGAGCGCATTGCACCACATCTGAGTCTTGGGTGTCTTGTTGGTTGCGTCCTTACACTTGGCCTGTGGCAATCCTGCATGAGGACGGCAAGGCGAATGCGGACATACTTCCGGCTTAAACACCGACACGTTGAGCGGGTAGTAGGTCATCCGGTCTTGCGGGTCATAGCTACCCCACAGCGACACGCACGGCGTGTTAAGTCCGGCGGCAATGTGGTTGACCGAACTATCCGGAGCCACCACAAAGTCTGCGTTGGCAACGACAGGGAACAGCGATCGGATCGCCTTGGTCGTATTAAACAAGTCAATCACTCGGGGATGATCAACAGTAAAGTTGTTGCTGTTGTCCAATCCAATGATCACAGCGTGATGTTCAGGATATGCTTCCAGCAATGCCAGCACAGCGTCCTGCCCCATCCTGGGTGGATATGTCCTGGTGGGACCAGAGGACGAAACATGGTAGGCAAAGAACTTCTCCGGCAACGGCCATTTGCCCAACGCCTTGATCTCTTCATGGTCGGGTTCGATCAGGTGAAGCACAGGCTTGGAATACTTCGCCATCGTCTTCTCATCCCACACGCCCATCCACTCGTAGATCCGCTTGTAGCAGTTCCCACCACCCGTCCCGAGTTTAGTCTCACCAACTTGACCGCTGAACAAGTCATCGGTTGGAAGGTGGGCATCGTATGAATCCCATGCCTCCAGGGTGCAAGGCAGCGGGAAAAGCTTCGCGCCTAGTCCGGCGTAGAGTGGAAGGTTCCTGGCCGGTGCGTAAACATCGACCACACCACCGGACTCTTGCACAAGGTAGTTCACAAACGCTGTTGCGATCACGGCATCTCCAATGGCTCCGGCGCGGTAGACAGCAGTAGCCCCACCAGTTGCCCTGCCCTTGTAGTACGGCTTGATCTTGTGAGGGCATGGGATTGAGTCAGCCCATATCCCGCCCGTCAATTCGTCCGGCAACATATAGGTGTTGCGAACGTGAAGAAGATTGTCATCCACCTTGTGGATTGAGTTTGTATTATTTGTCCATAGTTTCATTTGGTTTTCTCCTCGTAAATAAAGAACGCTGCCAGAATTGCGATGCCTATCGTAAAAACAGCAATAGCCACAATAAGTTTACCTATGGCTAGTCCTGCTCCGACAATGATCCAATCCAATAGTGCGCTCATTTGGTTTCCTTGTTTATCATGTGAATGAAGATCGGAGTCTGGTCACCTACATACGCGCCTGCAATATTAAAATCGAAGTACTCTAAAGCTTCATCGTATTTCATCCCGTCCTTCATGCATTGCTTCAGCACCAGGTCGGTGTCGTAAATCGCGCACAGCTTGCCGCCGAACACATTGCCAACTCCAACGATTGCGTCATCGAAGCCATCCGCGAACAGCATCGTCTCGGCATCCTCTCCGTAGTCTTGTAATATCTGATCCCGTATGTTCATTCACCCTCCGTTATTTCTTTGCAGATTAAAGCCGCGGCATCCACCTGGGCAATGATCTGAATGATGTCAATTGCATGCCCGTGATCCGCGCGATCCCTCTCTACCGCCAGCTTTTCCCTTGCAGAGAGAAGGATGTCGCGCGCCCACCGGAGTCGATTCTTTTCCTCAACTTCCATTATTTTTCGGACTTAATTTTGTATTTACTTTTGCCAGCAGCAGAAAGTGCAATCGCAACCATCTGCTTGTGCGAGCGCGGAACACCATTGGCTCCCCGCTCCTTGCCGCTTTTCTTATTGTCCATCGCCAACTCATGCATGTTCTTCGATACGTCTTTACCTAGTGGCATATTGTATTCTCCTTATTTGTAATAGGGATTCGGCACCTCCGGTGCTTTTACCCCGAAACTTGGGTTTTCACATCTACGACAATCACGAATATCAAAATCAAGTATCTCCCCATTATTAAGCAACACAGTAAAAATCTTATTATGATCCATGCCGTAATCCGTAACCAGGAATGCAAGCCCCTCACCCTTTGGGGTCATCATCCATAGCTCCGGTTTAAGTTGAATCATCTCCATGCTGGTCCTGTAAACCATCCAACCAACACCCACCTAGTACCCCATATTGGCGCACGGGCGCGATGCTCCAGGTAGGACGGGAACCAGCATCCGGCTCCCTGCTCCCGAATAAACTGCTTGTTGTCGATGTCGGCCTTAATTTGCAATCCGCCGCCCAAGTACTCGGTAGGATCGGATAAATTTACAACTGCTGTAAGTTTCCTTTCGCTTCCATTATATGAATCGAAATGCCACCAAAACTGCTGGAGAGGTGAGTACTTCAATATCTGCAACTGCTGCAGTCCGGTAATGTCAAACTTCCAGTTCTCCGCATTAATCATTGCGGTTAGTTCGGACATGATATTGTAAATCCACTTGTGATGCTGGCTGTTTGGAATCCAACAGGATGAGCAAGACCTGGCAAAAGACTTCTTAACCGAACCATCCTTCTTCATAACTGTGGCTCGCTTCATGCCAATGATCTGTGCATCATCCCGAAGCATCACGCATTGCGCAGGGGTAAGAACGTAGCGATCCACGCTCGCACCAAGAACCTTCTGAACATATTTATTTTCCATTATCAATCTCCCTTTTTAACCAGTAGAACAATGCATAAGCACCAAAGAATAGGAAGGCGAGTAAAGATGCCAGGAATGACATGTAAAGAACAATCCAGCACATTGCCCATGCAAAATCAGCAATTGCCACCAACATCATTTTGTAGCCTTGAAGACCCGCCTAATCAGAGTCTTGTTATCAATTGGAACACCTGATGCTCGGCACCAAAACCCAACTGCGCCTATTTTGAAATCTCGTATTAGCTTCTGGATCTGGTGGACATTCTTATATTCCTCGCAATCACCCAAGAAGAATCTTTTCCCAAGGTTACGGCGCATGATCTTCATTCCGTCAATCACACCGCGCCGTTGCAGTAATCTCACATCATCAATCGCTCGCTTGGCGACTTCTCCGGCAAGTTGCTGAAGCTTCTCATCGTAACATCCCTTTGTAAGATGGCTGGATCGCATCAGTATCTCCGCTTTGTCTTCTTCTTATGTTGCTCAATCCATTTGGCATACTCGTTCCATAGGTAGGCAGCGTCCTGCGCTTCCTCCTTTGTATCGAATATATCGGTCAATGGAGGTAGCCCGTTTGTGGGTACAGCCCCCCATAGGCGTGGACCAATCGTGTATCCGGCTGTGGTATGTATGCGCCACTTGCCACACTCGGGTACGACCTTGACTGTTGTCATCGTCCAAGCTCCACAAGCTTTGCATCGTCAGACTTGATCTGCTCAATCAGCTTTACCATATCTCCAGACTGACCGGCGTAATGGATGCAGTACGCATCTTTGTAACGATCCAGACCAAAGTGCGACTCAACGCTGGTCATACAGTTGTAGGCTGGATCAAGTTCCTGTAGCGGAACATTCCACAAGTGGATCATAATGTTCATCCAGGTTTGTTCGGCAAAGTGGTTCGGAAGCAGTCCAAGCGGCGGCATCGACAATACGCCAACAGCCTTGGACGATATGATAAACACTCCGGTGTTGACATAGAATCTCGGGTCGATCCTGGCACCAAATGCGCCTGCAAGTTTACCCATGTCATACTTGCGATCCAAGAATGCCCCCTCATCGAATGCCTTGAACATCTCGACCTCTTCACCCATGTCATCGCAATCGTTGGCAATAAGGATGTCGCAATCCACAAATGTGACTTGCTCGTATCCTTTGGTTGCCATGATGTTTCCAATCGCAGACTTGCTGTATTGGACCGGCTCGATCAAAGGCTTTTCAAGGGCAATAAAGTCAATCTTGTGCCGCTTGCAATAGGCTTCCATCCTAGGCCTGGTAAGATCCAGAACCTTCTTCCAATTGTCTCCAAATGCTTGTGTGACTAGCGCGCGCTTCATTTATCCCTCTTGTCGTAGTCTTCCCAGGTGTAATTCCACGACTCTCTGATTGCTTCATCTCTTGTTTCGTATGTATCATAATGGGTCCAATCATCTTTGTTCCCATAGCCAGCTTCGTCTAGATAAACCGACCATTCCGGCTTACCATTTTCATCCATTTCTTTTACAATCCATCTCATAATCTCGGAACCTCCTTTTTGATTTGTGCTAACACGAAGAGCGACCTTACAAGCGCACGCTCCAGGTGGTCAATACTTGTTTCGCCATTGTTATCCGGACACGGCGTGGATTTGTGAAGTTGCATCTGCGCTGTGGCAAGGTGCCGTATCGCTCTGGCGATGTGGTAATCGTGCGTAGGACGATCTTTCTCCAACCAGTCTCCATAAGCAGACTTATCCGATCCCTTACCCATCACACGCCACACGATCTCTTGCGCAGCGTTGCCCATCTCTTGGATCGTTGGAGCGTTCATAACTTCATCCCTGGAGGAGTGTATTGCTTCACCCAAGACCAAATCTTCTGCATAGCGCAAAAGGCTATTCCGGCCTGGTAAAGCTCATCATCATCCCAAACCTTCGTCATCAATGTGCTTGGATTATTTGAAGCCAAAACAACAGATACACACGCGCATTGTGGATTTTCTGAAGCAGTCCGGTATGCCCAAAGTTGGGCGCAGTCCGTGTCGTAAAACGGATCGTACTTTGGATTAACCTTCCGGTTCTTTAGGTCGATGATAGCGTCACCCACATTGCGTAGCTTGACGTAGGCATCACACCTTCCCGCATAGCCTGCGCCGACAAGACCCTTTTCGCACCAGTA